GGAAAGGGTTTGGTAGGTGAGCTTGTACTTCTTGGTGGTGTTGAACAGGGTGCGGACGGAGTAGAAGTCCGAGGGGAAGCCGTCGAGGAGATCGCTGTCGGCGGCGCTCGTGAGAGATGCCGTGGAGAGCGATTCGAGGAGCTCGATCTGGGGGAGCTGGGTGATGGTTTGGAGAGCGCGGTTGAGCTGGCGCTTGACGTCGTCGAGCAGATCGGTGCGATTGCCGATTCGGTAGACAACCTCATCGGCGAGAGACGCTAGTGTGGACATCAGCTACTCGCTAGGGTGATGAGGAAGGTGTCTTCGAGGGTGGGGGCTTCGGGCGTGTTGGGCTCGGGCGTCGTGGAGGGCTCGTTGTCCCAGCAAGGAATGTAGGTGCAGACGCTGAGGCCGTTTTGGTGACGACGGTAGGAAATGGGGTACTCGCGGCCACAGCGGTCGCAGGTGAACCACTTGGACCAGGAGATCCCCGCAATGCGCGGCATCGACGTCCCTCCAGCGCGCTACCGGGGGGCAGCCCGCCCGACTGCCCCCCAGTAACAGGCCGCGCGAACTGCTCTACTAGGCTCCGGGGCTACCCCAGGTGCCGCGCCAGTCGCCGTAGCCGACGCCAAAGCGCATGTAGGCTTTGAACTTGCCGTTGCCGGTGTCGAAGTCGTCCGCCGAATCGGTCGTGGTCTTCTCGCGCCAGAAGAAGTTGAGGTCGTGGTTGTCGGCGAGGAGGAACCAGGTGTCGGGATCCGAGATGTAGTGGGAGACCATCAGCTGGAGGCCCATGCCGGCAACGACGTTGATGTCGTTGTTCTGGCCACCAGGGAGGAAGGCACTCCGTAGGGCGACCTGGGCGTTGACCATCTCGGAGGGGTCGACGATGACGAGCTTGGGCCGGCAGAGAACCGGAACGCCGCTGTCGTCGAGGGTCTTTTCCATGGCGATCGTGGCATTGGCGATCGCAGTGGCAGTGATGTCGGTAGAGCCGAGGTTGCTGACGGTCGACGCGCTACGAAGGAGAGCGTGCGTCGCCAGGAAGAGGTACTCGCTGGAGAAGCCGCCCGCCGTACCGAAGCCGCTGTTGAGGACGCCGATCGCAACGGATTCGACCTTGTTGCGGAAGGCCCGGCCCATGGACTGAGCGATTTTCTTCATCTGGCCGTAGCGGTCGTCGACCATGGCCTCGTGGGTGATCATCGCGCCCTTGCCGTAGGCGGTCCAGGTGTACTGGATCTTCGATCCGGGGGTGAGATCGTCGTAGATGATGGATGCGCCTTCGGCCTTGGTCGGAACTCCACCGAAGCCGGCCATCTTGTAGTCTTCGACGTAGCTGACGTCGCTGGAGAGGACGTTGAGGTACTTGTCGTACTCCGAGTCGAAGTAGGTGTACGACTCGAAGAAGACCTTGTTGAGACCAGGAGCGTAGAGCTCCGTGAACATTGGGCGCGTGATCATGGCTGCCTCCTAGCTGGCATCGGCAGCGGCTGTACCGTAGCCCTGCGCCTGAGATTTGGAACCGATGACTTGAACGAGGACGCGGGTTGCGTCGGTTGCATCGCCGTCAACGACGTCGAAGAGCGCGTTGCCAGCGGTGCCGCAGGTGCAGGTCCAGACGGTGGCGGAGAGGTTGGCAGCTGCGGCCTCGTCTCGGTGCGTGGAGGCGAAGGCTGTTCCGCTGTTCTTGATGGACCAAAGGTGACCGGGTGCGAAGACAGCGACAAGCGTTCGCACGCCGGGGCTGGCATCTTCGTATGCCTGGCCAAGAGCGGTTGTCTCGTCGGTGACGGCGATCTTGGTCGTGCCGTCATCGATCAGGCGGATGATGTCTCCGGCCTTGAATGTTTCCGATGCGGCGGCGGGATAGGTCCGAATGATTGGGCCGCTGACTGCCCCGCCTTCGCAGCCTGCCCACCGTAGCGTGGTTCTCCAAGCCATATGGACCTCCTACATCCCGTCCTTCAGGGACTTGCTCCCGTCGAAGGGAATGCCGCCCTGGGAAAGAGTTTCGCGTTCGAGTGTGTTGGTGGTGCCTTGGGACATGAGTAGTTGACGCTGGCGGTTGACTTCGCGGACCTTGGCGCTGATGGCTTCGGGACGATGCGAGAGCATCAAGTCGCCCATCCGAACTTGTCCGCCCTTGATGGGAGACCAGCCCTGGCTGAAGCGCTTCGCAGCGCGAGCTGGATCGGTGGAGATCCAGCGATAGGCCATCTCGGGGTCTTTCTTGAGGTTGTGAGCTTCGAGGTAGTGGCGAGGCTCGAAGTCGTCGCGCGTGAGCCAGTTGAGATCGATGCCGACTTCGATGCCGCTTGGAGGATCGGCTTTGGCGTCTTTCTCGGCGGCGATCCGTTCGAGAGTCTCGCGAGCCCCCTCTTGGAGAGGATCAACGGCAGCGGTGGAACGGGTGGGCGGCATCAGGCGGCTCCCTTCTTCTTGGCGCGTGCTGCGCGGATGGCGTTCCAGTCTTCGACGGTGACTCGGGTGGCAGGGCCGTTGGCCTTGAGGGCGAGCCACTCGTCGGGTGAGAGGCCCTCGCGGGCGGCGAGCTTGAGCTGCTGGTCGGTGAGCTTGGGCTTGTCGACGGGGACGTCGTCGTCCGCGCCTACGGAGGAACCTCGCCCACGGACATCGGCGACAGCGGCTGCGCGTGTGGCGTTCTCGCGGTCGGCGATCGCAGTGGCGCGGCCCTTGACGCGGAAGTAGGCGTCTTCGATCGCACCGGGACGAGCGACGACGTCGGGCGGGAAGAGCCCCAAGTAGGCGTCGATCTCTTTTTGGTACTTGTCGAAGTCCGGGTAGGAAGAGCGGACGCTCGACTTCTGGAAGGCGATGGCGGATTCCAGGAAGACTTGACGGTCGGCGTTGTAGCCGCTCAGAAGAGGATCGAGCTTCTGCTTGAGGACTTCGTCGGCGGCTTTCTTGGCGAGCCAAGAGGCGTGGCCGTCGGGATCGTCGTCGCGGCTGGGCGCGGGGGGTTCGGGCGCGGGAGGAGCCGCGTGATCGGCGCGAGAGAGCAGCTGGAGAGCGAGCTGCTGGTTGAAGCGCTGGGACTCGTTGAGCTGCTGGGCGAGACGCTCGGCGCGAGAGCGCTCGGCAGAGAGTTCCTCGGCGGTGGGACCTCCGGCTGCCGGCTCGGAAGGAGGAGTGCCGGCGGAGGATGGACCGGCGGATGAGTCGGCAGCCGGATTCGACGCCGGGGAAGCGTTCGGAAGATCGAAGGGCGCTGTCATCTGTGTCTCCTGTTTTAACTGTAAACGATAGACAAGATAGGTGTCAAGCTACATGCCGTCGTCCGGTGGAGAGGACGTATCGACGGGCGGCTCGGTGGCGTCGTCGCGGACGATGATCGGAAGGCACAAAAGCTCCTCGAAAGCGCGTTTACGGCCCCGCCATTCCAGGGCCACCGGGGAGCCCGCCGACTCCTCCAGGCGCTGGAGCGCCTGCAAGAGCGACGTCTGGAGGTAGTGCTCCAGGAGCTTCCAGAGCTCCGGGTTGTCCAGGACCAAGGGGCGGAGCGACTGCAGATTGGGATCGGGCATAGAGAGCCTCCAGTTGAGGTAGGAAAGCGGCGATGTCGTTGAGATCGAAGTTTTCGAGGATGCGGATCATCAGCTTCTCGCCGACTTGGGCGGCTTTGTAGAAGAACTCCTTGACGCTGGGGTCGATCTGAGGGGAAGCGATGGAGAGCGCGATGTTGGCCATGCGGTCGAGGTATTGGCTCAGGAGGCCGAATCCGGTGAGAGCGTTCTGGCGGACGATCTCGCGGTTGCCGGAGGCGCTCGACGAAGTGGTGGAGACGGTGAGATGGTCGCGAAGCTCGATGGAGGTGGGCAGCAATAGGACGCGCTCGGCGAGCTGAGCCTTGTCGGGACCGAGGATGGCGTAGATGTGGCCGCTGGGACGGAACTGCTGGATGCGTTCGAGCATCTGGGTGCCGAGCTCGCTGAGGGCTCGACGGATGTCGCGCGCGTAGAGGTCGAAGCGACGGCTCGACTCTTGGAGGAGCGCGAGAGTCGTGGTGGCGGTACCCTGGCGACCAAGAGAGGCAGACTCACGGCCGAGGTTGTAGTCGCTGACGCCGGTGCGGCGTTCGCCGTATTGCTGGAGGATGCGACCGATCTCGAAGATCGAGGGGTAGACTTCGCCGAGCTGGAAGTCTTTGATCTCGTCGGGCTGATCGAAGTAGATGCGCTTTCCGGGATAGTAGTTGTCGAGGGAACGCGCGGCGACGCTGTTGCGGCGGGTGGCGAAGGCGCGGACGTTGGCGATGGTGGCGTTGTCGATGGCTTGGTTGACGTTGGTGTTGACGCCCGTTTGGAGGGATTCGAGCATCTCGGGGATGCCGATGCCGTAGAAGCGCTTCTCGCGACGAAGATAGCGAGCGACGATGTAGGGGCGCGTTTTGTAGAGCCAGGGCTGGATGCGGAGGATCGTGGAAGTGGGCTTGTGGTAGCTGACGAAGATGTTCTCTTCGAGGCCGTCGTTGTCGAAGTCGACGGTGAGCCAGAGGTCGTAGATCTGGTAGTCGGCTCTACGAAGATTGGTGATGGTGTCGACGTCGCCTTCGAGGCGCGCTTGGGCATCCTTGACGATTTCTTCTTCGCCG